CGCCCACGAAGTGATCTTAGTAACTTAACGACTTTAAAGTTATCCAATCCTTTCGATGGTAGCTCACTGCCAAACCTGAAGGCTGCTAGACCTAACAGTGATTCAACTTCAGCTACTCCACCTGCTCTAGAGAAGATTTGACTTACATCTAATTCTCTAGCGACCTCGTCCTGGTTGAAGTAGTACTTGACAGCAGCAGCAATCCTTGGGTGCCACTTCGCATTCTCGAGTTGCATTATAGTACGTGCCGAGAAGAACTCAGGTGGTAATCCTGATTTTAATCGTTCTAAGTGACAAGCCCCGTTCCAAGTGCGAGTCAAACTTCGAACACCGACACACAATCCGTGAAATCGGTACCCTCGGTAGTGCGTCCTTTGTAGGTAGGACACACTGTCTATGCTCAGACTACCTTTTGATGTGGAAATCATCATGCCATACTCACTGAAAAGAAAGTCACTTAATTGCTCTAACGTAACATCATCTACCAGACTATAGACACCATCATCGCCTAGGACGGTAGCCCGACTTGACAGAGCAATAATAGCTAACATTTGTGCTAGACTATCAATCGCATTGGTTAATGCGTCCCCAGATGACATACCGCCAGTTCTCCCTACATGTATGCCATCGGGTGTGACCAGACCGACCGTTAACATCGTTCTTTCCAGCCAGTTGATACGCTTATGATACCTCGGATTAAACCACCACCTTAGCAATTCAAAGGAGTAGTGAATTAATAGTCCTGGCAATGTTCTATCAAATCCACTAAAATCAATACTTAGTACTGGCTTCTGTGCGGAATCGATAATACTAGTGACCACGGCATCAACTGTGGCGAGCTCATTCCAGGCAGCGAACTCAGGCCTCAGTCGCAATCTCGCTAATAACGGATCGAGTACACTAATACCAACGATAGTCTGCAAATGGTCCATCATCCAAACTACTCGCTGTTTGGGAATCTCGGTACCATTTGGTTGACCTCTCCACCCCAGTACCGCTGGATATACATCACCAGTGTAACCTCCAGCATCTAAGGCAATGGCCCTGTTTAGATAATCCTTAGCTAAAACCCTATCCCGTGTGAACCAGGGCAGTCCAAGGTTAGAGTTCTTAGGCATCTCCGCGTAAGAGTCTGAAAATGCTAAGGCTTCTAAAGAATGCTTGGGTATCCAACGCCGCATGCGGTCGAAAGAAGCACTCAAAACCGGGTTGTCTCTTGCCTCTCTCTGACTGAAGTACGCTTTCACGTCACCAGCCCTTTCCGAGTAAGGCAACCGTATACTAAACGGTCCAAACTTTCCAGCTTCGGCCTCTTCAACCTCGTTGAATATTTCGTATTGTGAGTGCGCAATGTTGCGGTAATACCATGAGCCGTATTCCAACTCATTATCCTCAGCCCACAAAGGGAGAAAAGGAGTGGTAAAATTGCGGGCTTGACCAATACTCACAAATCCTAGGAATGCTTGCAGTCTCCGCCGTCCTGCGTAGGGTAACGAAGAGTAAAGAGAAAGCAAAGATTCTATTTCCATATCACCATAACCAGAGTCTAATTTTGAGATCTTACCCTAATAAAACAACAAGTG